TGTCCTTATTATAGTTTTCTTTCAGCCAGTCTATGGCATACGGCTCATTTTCACTACCAAATGTCATCGGTCTTGCCGATAGGATTGGCGATGGTATACCACGTTTACGCTCTCGTTGCAGTTTATAAAGGTATGTGATGGCTGTATCTCCCCACACACGTCCACTCCGACCTCTTGTCGTAAGGTCATCCAGTTTTGATGCGGAGATATACCCCGCCTTTTCAGACAGCCATTCATATTCCTTTTGGCTCAATTCTATCATAACAATGCTTGTTTAAGTGTTTCTTCCATGGCGTTTGATATGGTGTATTTTAGACGTAAATCGTCTATTGTGCCACCATTTTTAAGATGGTCTACACACTTGCCGAAGTTCTTATGCGCGGTGGTAAGCGCCTCCAACTGCTGTGGTTGTGGCTGTGTCGGCAAGGGCTGTTTTTGTCGTGGCGGAACAGGTGATATTCTCAAACCATCACCAACCCTTGTGGACTCCCACGTGAGTGTTACGGGCAAATTTTTCACTTCAAGAATATCCCAAGGCCCCTTGGACGCCAATTTCAGTAACCGCTGTTTGTTGACCTTATTCAGTACCATAGGAAGTTCCGTGTATGGGTTGGGCTTGAATATGGCTACAAATTTCGATTCCACACGACCATTTATCTCCTCTTTCTCACGCCATTCCACGTGGTCTATGACAATATCTATATTATTGCCGTTGGGCAGGATAAACACTCCTGCGTGTGACGGGTTTCCACCTGCCGTATAGTGCTTTTTCTCCATGACTATTCCTCCTCAATATTTACGTATATAGCGCCATATCTACCATTTATCTCCTCGCATTTCCACCGTAAGACATTTTGCAGGTCCTTGGTGGCTGCTATGCGTGTTTTCCCGTTGCGTCTCAGGTAACTCTCTATGTTCACCACGCGACCATCTCTAATACGCGTTTCAAGTTCTTTTAAAAATTCACTTGTTGTCATCTTCGGCTTCCATTTGTGTTAATACTTCTGTAAAATCATTGTCGAGTTCATTTACGATCAATTCAATTTCGTTTGTTTCCATAGTTTTGTTTTTAAGATTGTTAATTAAATTACTCAATGGTTTCTTCTTCTTTTCCATTAATATATAGCCTCAATAGGCTTATTTTTTCAGCATTCTCCACTATCGTGCTTACACAATCATCTACTTGAAAGCTCATGGATCTCACCATATCCCCCATTGATTCTTCTGATGATATATGCGGTGTAGCGACAGCAAACCCTATAAGCATTGTTTTGGCATCGTTTATTAACTCCTGACAATCCTCAATAATACATTTCGCGTGATCGGCATTTTCGACATCAACCCGGCTGATATAAACGTCTGCCCTAAAACTTGTACCCCAGCCCATGATTACTTATTTTTCATAATTTTCTTTACGGCCTTCTTACCGCTTTTTGTGGCGGCATTTTCTTCTATGCTTGCCTGTAATAGTGCCTCATTGTCAAGTATCTCCGAGTCATCTTCCTTAGCGGACTGCTTGGCCATGTTCTTTGCGCGCTTTTCATCAACTTTCTGCATTGCCGTCATTACGACTTTTAGCATTTCAGCATCCGTGAATACACGTGTGCAGTTGAATAGCATGGCGGTTGCAAGCGCCAATTCATTGACATTGTTGTGTTGTAGAAGATACAATGCGTATGCGTACTCCGTGGTTGATTTCGAGAATGAGATTTTCCACGATTTGCTTATGGACTCCAAGTCCAATCTGCTTTCTGTTACTCTGGCTACAAAGCCTTTGCTTAGTTCTGTTTCTAATGTAAACTTCTTTTTTCCCCTTTTTGTGAATTTCATATTTTTAGATATTAGTAATACTATGCAAAGATAGTACATATTTTCAAATTTACAACATTATAAATAAAAAAAGGGCAACATTTCTGCTGCCCTGATTGATTGATACGCGATATGTTATTCTGGATTTGTAGAGACCGTATATTCTCCCGCATCGGAGTCCATGTAATCGCCATCCTCAGCAGCTATGGCATTTACGTACATGGTGTATGGAGTTCCAGCTTCAAGACCCCCAAGGGTTATCTCAAGGTCCGTAGTAGTCCCTGTTTCTCCATCGTCAGTCAAATACGAGTAACTTGCCGCATTGTCAATGTCTGCCCATGAGAATTTCACGCTGGTTGTGTCAACTGCCACACCAGTAACTTCTGGTGTACCAAGTTTTTCTCTCAGCGTGGTGAAGCTAAATTCCTCGGATTCCGGTGAATCCACAAACGACACGTTATCACCAAGCGATTTTACACGTAATACATAAGGGGTGTTACGCGTTAGTTCGGTGAGTTCTATTTCGGGCCCTTCGGCTGCCATCCACTCCCCATTGCCAATTTTGTATGAGTAGCCATCTGCGTCGGCAACCTCATCCCATGTTATGGTTACTGTATTGTGCGTCATTGCGGAAGTGTCGAACCCATCAGGTGCGGAGAGAACCATTTTGCTACCAAGTGCTGTCAGCAACAACTCTTCGTCAACGGCAAGTGTATTTCCCGTAAGGTCTCCATATAATCCCTGCAATTCGTGCAGGTATTTCACCATTATGCACTTATCCCTGTCGGCATACCAGAACCACTGGCCGTTAATTTGCTTAATTTTGATAAAGCTGATGTTGTCATTGACATACAGCCCATTACTTAATTTGAACCCGGACGATAGCAACACATTGGCCGCCACGGGTATCCCAAAAAGCTTATCGAATGAATACTGAAAAGAGTTGTCTGTATCGTTGTAGTTTATACCGCCAATGCCAACGCTTTCAACTTTTACGATGTCCATATCCCCGGAGCCTTCCTTTTGCCCGTAGAGAACCTGCCCGATTTTAATTCTTGTTGAGTCCATAAATTATTTTTTTAAATTGTTATTATTTGAGGGTTTAACCTCGTTATCTGGTTCTTGTATTTTAGTTTTTTCTTTTTCATAAGCGGCTTTTCGTGCGTCATCGGCTTCAAGTCGTTGTTTCTCTTGAGGGTTTGCCAGTGAGTGTTCTTCCACGGATGTTTCACGTGAGAGAACTCCTGCACGATATGATTCTGTTATGATTTGCGATTCCTCATACAGGTTTTGCGGTATACACGGCGTGAACTGGTACGAAAACCTTAAATCAACATAGTCTGTTACCGCATTTTCCACAATGCCAACCGCTGTTGCGAACAGGGAGAACAGCCGCTTCATCTGCTGGTCTATGCGTGGATAGAAGTTTGTAGCCCATTGTATTTCAGGGAAGCATAGCATACGCAGATACGCACCGCTGTCATTTTGCCCTTTCAAGTCCTCATGGTGTATGAATACCGTTTTTGTGGAATCAAGAAGCATACGCATGAGTTTCCCGAAGGCGGTTTCGAGCATGGCGCTTGCGTTTGGCGGTTCCAGAATCTTGGCATCTCCCTGCTCATTGTCGGACGCGAAAACACGCCCTTGAAAGTCTGTTGACGGCAGCGCTATGGCTCCACCCTTTAAGAATATGTACGGGTTGAAGAAGAAGCGACCACTCTCCAACAAGTCCGATACAAGCAAGTCTAACTTATCGCATATATCCTGTGCAATACCCCACGGGACATCCTTTTCACGGAAATATACGAATGGTGCTGTTGAGAAGTTATGAGGAGTAGACGATACCAGCGTGTAGTCATCCTCGGATGTTGTAGATGTTGGCTTCATCCCTATTTTATTCCTGATGTCATCTTCGCTTGCGCTTATCCATAACTCCACCGCCTTATGCTTATACAACTCCACGGCATTGTGCCCGTTTATCTGGAACATGCGTACACCAACACGTTTTCTTACGCCATCGACAAGTTCGTATGTCTCGGTAACATTATCGCCATTCTCGAAACCGAACACCTTGTAGTTTATGTTCTTGTCCTCATCAATATATATGGCGATAGCGGCATCTCCCGTACCAAACAGGTGGTGTCCCATCTGTGATAGGCATGAAGTCATATTCGCCGAGTTCCACCACGTCTTGAATGTCGCCATCTTCTCAGACTTCTCATCCCCGGATTCATTGCCAAACCATAGTGGATTGCCGAAGCAGTATCCCGTCTTGTTGTCCCTTATTGACGATTGTATGGGCAGCCCGAT